CCGCCTGCAGGGCGGGTTTTGCATGGATAACTTGCAGGCCGTGGCCGAGGAGCTTGCCCGTTACCGGGCAATGATCCTTGAGTACGCGGTCGAGCAGACAATGCTCGATACCGCCGATGGCGAGTATCTTGACCGCAAGGCGCTGGAGTACAACGAGGAGCGCCTCGACGGCGAGGCGGACGACGTATTCCGCGCGCGGCTGCTCAATAAGATCAGGCAGCCGATTACCTCAGGTAACGCCAATCATTACGTCTATTGGGCGCGTCAGGTGCCGGGCGTGGGCGCTGCCCGCTGCATCCCCACCTGGGACGGCCCCGGCACGGTCAAGGTGGTCATCCTCTCTGCCGCGATGGCGGAGCCGGATGATGCATTGATCGCCGCTGTGCGGTCATACGTGGAGACGCAGCGCCCGGTCGGCGCGTCGGTTACGATCAGTAAGGCCGTGCCGGTAGACGTCACGATCAACGTCAAGGCGACGCTGGAGGCGGGCAGCAATCCGGATGAGGTACGTGAGCAGATCGCCGCCGCGATCCAGTCGTATTGTACAGAGATCGCGTTTGACTTGACCACGCTCAGCTACCATAAGGTCGGCGACCTCATGTTTGACGTGACGGGCGTTGCGGATATCTCCTCATATACGCTCAATGGCAAGACAGCCTCCGTCACGATGACTGCCGAGCAGTTTGCGCGCCTCAAGGAGGTGGTGCTCGATGCCTCTTAACGACCCGCAGATGCTCCCCGCGTATATCCGCGAGATGGCACAGATGCAGGAGCTCCTGCAGACAGAGCAGGCGGAGCTCGACCGTACCG